ACACACCAAAAAGGGTGACGCATCCAAGAACCGGAAATTGAGTCATTGCTGGATCCTCCATATGGTGGATTCGGGCACCGTCCTGGGCCCCGCTGTAGTCGTGCTGGCTAGCGGTCACACAAAACGAGTGTCCAAAACTCAGAAACAAATCGAGACAATCCGTCATCCGATTATTTAAATAAAACATCAACCTAAAGCCACCTCATTCTCCAACCAACAACACAACACATCACTCCAAAACTCCCACACAATCATGAATTACAACCGTTTGAAATTCGAGGATGCATTCCTCACACCAAGTGCTGACTATGCTGCCTTTAAAACCCCTCTTCCATATCCTGACCTCACCACAGGACCCACAGAAGTCCCCTACACTAAAGAGAAGCTTATAACTGCGAGTTATCCTTACTGGACTATGACAAAAGTCAACTCAGGGGACATCAAGACACTAGGAAAGACAGTATTGACAAAGTTATCTGATAAAAAGATCACTGAAAAGACCTTGTTCGACATGTGCAGAATTGCCCTATCCTTGAAAGCACCTAATGGCCAAGACGTGTTCAAGATACCAACAGTCACATTTGCAGGAGCCAAAACAGGAGGGCAGGACGATACTAACCTGGTACCAGTGCCTTCTGACACTTCAAAAACAACTGAATATTTACAAACAGTCACCAGCAAGAGTTCAACCTCCCAGGCTACCCAAAAGAAATCACTGTCTACCTATGTTGATAATGACGCCAATTATGAAACTGCCATCCCCTATTTCCTCTGCTCATTCTTACGATTGATAGTGAAACAACCTGAGAGCTGGAGAAGAGCATTTGGAGATATCAAAGAACAATACGGTAAGTTTTACGGCAAAACCAGCAACCTGATAACTAACGCAGAAGATGATCTATCAATCGCAAGTGTGGTCAAAGTTGCATTTGATACATTTAAACCAATTGTCAACTTTATAGCTTATGTGGCAGGGGAGACAGACAAAGGACTTTCACCAAACACCAAGGAACATGGAATGTTTACATATTTTGTTGGTCAACATCTGTCCTTTGTAGGAATGCATGTCTATCCTATGGTGGCAGAACTAATGCAGAAATGTAAAGGGATTAAACAGGACCTATTCCTGACATTCTTAGATGTTGATGAAACAAAAGAGTCTGTAAAAGAAATTTGCAGAATCATGACAACATATGATGCACCAAGTCAAACTGATAGGGCAAGCAGAGATTTCCTGTGGAAATATGCCAGAGTTATAGATGAAGGGTTTTTCTTGAAGCTTCAAAATAAGAAAAATAAAGAGTTCTTGTATGGCCTTGCACTAATTCATGAGAAAATGGGACTAGTCAGAAGCGTGTCATATGCCAAACCCACCAACATGGCAATACTACAGAATCAAGATGGATTAAGAGCAGATGCAGAGGAATATGCCAATCTGTTTGTCTTCCTGTACAAAAAGGCAACAGGTCAAAAAGAAGGAGCATCTCCTATGGATCAACTGAGATCACAATTGGCAGGGGAGAGGGTCACAGCAACAATAGCAGAAGCATCCGCGCCAAAGAGATCGTCCGACGGCACTGGGAACGTGAGCAAGAAGAAGTCCAGGAAGGACGATACAGGAATTGCCTCGATGGAATTTTAACTAAGTGCCATTAATGTTACCTTATTGTTCCTATATCTATGTTAAGAAGTATTATAATAGTATTATATGATATAATGTAATGTTTCTATTGTGATTGTGAGGTACAAATAACTAGTAATCTGGACCTTCTACGATAAATGTTGAGAGTAATATAAGTGCAATGTCATTTCTTATATGGGGATATGAATATTCTCTTTGGATTAGAGTGAATCCTATATATATTTTCGATATCCTATTTACAAAGAGTAATGTAATAAGGTTGTGATGAGTATTTAAATAAAACATCAACGTTCAGATGACAGGATGAGTCAAAGAACTCTGCGAAGCACCAGATCTTCACAATCAAAGAAAGGATTTGCAAACCTAGAGTCCTATAGGGAAAAGTCAGTGACAGAAGCAGACCCAGCATATTCATCTGTACAAATCCCACACTCTGTGACAGAATCCACGCGTTACAAATCTCTTGAACAAGTAGATAAACTTCCTCTTTCATCTGATATCCCAGCCCAAATCGAAAGTCAGGTAGAGATGGCTCCGATTCTAACTCCTGAGAGGAAGGAAACCATGAAGGAAGAGATCACTAAATTTTTGATGGCTAGAGGATGTGTTCCGGACAACATGGCAATGGAGCAACTACTCAAGGCTCATGAACCCATAATAGACAATCCAGCTGCTGACATTATACCTGACACTACCTATTTGTCCGCATTTTGTCAGGGATGGACATTCTGCATGAGAGTATATAGTGACATGGCTCTCAATAATCTGAAAAAGACCATAGAACCTATCATGTCCACTCTTGCAGCAACAACAAACACTATGCAAGGGTTAACAGGAGAGCTAAACCATACATCAAAACTCTTGAAACTAAGGGTATCAGCTGTGCCCTTCAAAAGGCAAAGCCCCAAGGATGTAGCAGCTCGCATCAACAAGATGAAACAAAAGGGCAGGAGAGCAGAAGACATCATGGATCCGATGAAGCAACCAATGGTGGAAGAGGAGGAAGATATAGATGAAGAGTCTGAGGATGTCTTTCCTGAATACAGCTCCAGTCTCCTGAGGACAACATGGGATGAGATGAGTGATGACCTGAAAAGGAGTCTCCTATACGGGATTATTAAAGCTGCAATGGATATTGAAGATGTGGGCGAACTTGACTCAGACACAATGAACACCATAGAGCGGTCACTAAAAGGAAGCCAACTCACCACAGCATATCTAATGAAGGATGAAGGAGTGGATCGCGACAAAATCAGGAGGTATATCAAGAAGATATGGGAACAAGCTGGGCTGCCTAACAAGATGGAGATTGGGGACTAAATCATATAATAAATAAATGTATTTATGGTGATGATTAATTATCGTGTCCATCACTCCACTCGATTCACCGGTTCACAGTGAAAATGCATCCCCACATTGTACTACCTATGTCCTACTTAATTATGTATCTTAAAATATATAGTGTGCTATTATGTAATCATGCCAATCAGTTATCCCATTATATAAATAAAACATCAACATAATGGATTCAGGAGGAGAAATCACTCAAACACCCACCAGAGACCGTCACGTGAGAATAAGACATGAGATCAACTCTCCTATAGGATCAGATTTCAGCATCAGTACAAGGAAGGACAGAGAAGTTGTATTTCAACTGACGGACCAAGGCAACACATGGTTCAGAGGTGAGAGCCATTATTGGGTAGGTAATGAACATCTCCCTATTATTGTGACATATGATTCGAAAGGTGGAGATACAATAAGTGATCTAATTGTAGAGGTGGAGATGAAATTAAGATTCTGATGATTGGTTATATGTTATTGAATCTGCATCCCCGCTGTAATTGGTGTATGAGTATCTATTTAAATAAAACATCAATATACTAAAGATGGATTCCAGGTCGTTTGTAGACAGGACTCCCAACCAGAAAGCAGACAGAAAAGCACTGACAAAAGCATCCAAAGCACTGTTCAAAGGAAAGATAAAATCTGAAGAATTAGGAATTATTAGAAAGGCTTATGCACATACAATCTCAATTACAGACATTATCAGAGGACAGACATCTGAGGGAGGAGAGAAATCTCTATTACAAATTGAAGGATTGGTATTCATGTACCAGCCAGAGGTTTCAAGTTTTGTTAATGAAGGAGTGGAGATAAGCATAGTATCAGAGGAGATACCAGGAGAGATAGAACCACTATGTTCCTTCTTGTTCAGAGCATCTGATTATGTTAAATCTGTCTTATCACTCCAATGGACATTGAGGACAAGAGAATTTAGCAATCCAGACAAAAACCCCCTATATATCACTTACAGGACATTAAACAATGTACACAACGTCTCTTTAGGAAGGGTGATCGGAGGAGTCATTGGACACTGGAAAGAAAACAAAGATGGGGCAAGAACTCATAAATTTACAACCCCATCGGGTTACACTAAGGTCTATCCTGGTGAGTATGCATTGGACATTAGTCATATGAAATACTATCATGCCGGAGGATCATATATAGTTCAGAGCTCATCGGACCTTCGGAACTTTGTGAAGTTCAAACAAGCCATGTCACAGTATATAGGAGATCATGACAATGATGTGTACTTCGATATATTATCACGAAGTCCACTGGTGATCAGAGAGGCTATACAGAGAATCATGGATGAAAAACCCAAACCGGATGACTACTATCATATAATGACTTATGTCAAGCCCATGAGATCCAATGTCCACGTTCCATCCATCGGATACCGTGATCTAATTTCATTCACCAAGGAGGAAGTCTCATCACTCACATACTTCAATACAGGTGATGAGATAGAAGAACCACAGCATCTGGAGACAAAGGTATCATCCAAAGCCGCAGTACCGGCTTTCTAATCAGCTTGAGTTGGAGAGTGCATATCGGGGTCAGTCATACGTGTTGAGATCCCACTATCCCATGAAGAGTTCTGAATAATTAATTATATAAATAAAGAACTCTTTACCAATAGACGCTAGTGGGAGAACCCCTGCCTATGTGTATTAAAAGCGTGTCTAAATGTATTATTGTATGATTATTTAAATAAAACATCAACAGCAAAGCTTCCAACTAGTAAGCCCAGCATAATGGCAATCCATCCTGCACAGCTTCAACCCTATATGATCACTTATTATTACAAGTTCGGGATCACTACCACAGAAAGTATCCCTATCAACGAGCAAAAATTTGTATCGTATGCTATTAAAACCGCTATATTAGCATTAAATGATGATGACCCAAGGCTGGTAGAACTAAAGAAAGTAGGTGATTTTGATGTATCAAGCCGATTGTTATTTATTCAGCACCATGGAAGATCTCTTGACCATCCTTTAGTGTCAATGGACAAGCCGATAGTAAAGCTTGAGGGGGCCCTAAGTCTTGAATATCTAACTGCGGGAGGAACTTATCAGCCATACAATACACATAGAGCATTAGTCAGAATGAGATCAGGCAAAGAAGGATTATTACAAATGAAATGGCAATGGGCAGATGAAAATGACGAAGATAGTACATATGTATCTGGGGTAATATATAGTGATCTAGTGAACATCACTGAAGAAGAATATGAAACTTGTATGCAGAATAATATTCCAACATTCGACCTGCTTGGAGCTCTTCGAGAGTTCAATCTCAAGAACAAGAAAAATAGGGAATCACAATATGACGACAAGAAAGAAGACAAAGCAGAGAAGGCGACAACAGAGAAAAGGAAAAGGCAAGAATCAAAACCTTCTCTCTATCAATCCTTCAAGTCAGTATTCAGGCCACACCACGATGATGAGGATGATAAACCAGGACCATCAAAACAATTAACTCTAAGGATGTGAAGTTCATTTACCTATAATAAATTATGAGGAATAGTGTTCTCACCTACTCATATATTCATGATCTTGTAAAATAATATAGATATCGACCCCACATCCCTATGACATCTCCCGTCTCCCCTCTCCGTCACACCGCCATCCACCAGTGCGGGTCAGCGGCCTAGAAGACCAGGATGTATTTAAATAAAACATCAACTCTTGAAGGCACCACACCCACAACACCACACAGCACAACACGACAGCCAGAGACAATGATGGCAAGACTGGTTCCATGCTTCACCTTAGCACTGTTACTACACTTAACAGAATGTGCTGACTATATCACATCACCAATTAGGCCCATGTATGAATGCAACTCATTTGATTCCTCAGTCACATTATCGTCCTGGTACCAAACATGCAGGGCAAGCTGTAGACCTGATGCAGGCTGGGCAAGGTCAAATATCACATTATATTATGACACATTTGCAGGGAGTGTAATACCTGTATATCAAATGCAGATTTATAGAACCACCATAGAATCTCACACGGACATATTGGACAATTGCAAATATACTGAATATTCAACTCCCATTATCATAGATAAAGATGATATAACTATGTACACTACAAAATTATTTACTACTGCCACGCTCAACCCGAACAACTCGACACTGATAATCGAAAACAAGACCATCCCAGAATGTAGTTACTTCAGGGACAAGTATTCTTCATATGACACCATCATTGCCACTAAGTACATGGCGCGGGTAATGAGCAGCTCAGTGGCTTCTGAATATTACTTGAAAATACCAGCATTGCAGGCAACAATGAGTTACAGTTCAGGAAGCGCCAGATATGGGTCAGGAGTGCTAGTATGGAATATAACATTACCGAACATAAATCAGTGCACCCTTTCTGATGGGATTACAGAGACTTGCCGGAGTGACTCTATGTTAGGAAAATGGTGGTGTCCTTCCCTGATTGGATCAATATTGCTTACTAAGGGAGCAACAGCCACTTGTAAAGGTGACCTAATTCAAGTGTCTCCGGGAATTTATGTAACCTTATCTGGCACATCAACAGTAGACAGTACAGCCAGTATGCTCCAGGATGGAATTGATGAACTTGAACCAGATCTTGTATCAGTTCTAACACAGATCAACAAGGCTATGACTACCTTTGCATCAGCAAGTTGTGAGAGCATTTGTGATCTGGCGGATCAGACCTTTTCTCTAAGAGAAAATACAACGTCAGTTGTGGAAACACCCATTGGACCATGGCTTGGATGGCGAGAGTCATTATCAAACTTAAATCATATTTATTATGTGTCAGCATGTCGACGAGTAACCCAATGGAAGATCATGTCACCTTTAAATCCGTGTGACAGTACGGTCGGGTTAACAATTACAGACGGGGAGAAGGGGCTTTCACTGTGGGATCCGGCTCAAAATTATTTTATTATGGGTGCAGAATGTGCGGACTTTGTTCGCTCTGATTGGAAAACTCTGATGGGCAAGAAGCAATCTATCCAGATCCACTTCTGGGGAAAGAAATTGATTATCTATCCACCATATATTGCCAATACATCTTGGGAGGAATCAGAATTGCATATACATAGAACATCAAAGTGGACACCCTATATTGATGGACAAGACATAAATACAGAAGATGATATGCTGACTCTACTTGATCAAATAGAACATCACTCAAGGAAATTAGTGAGGGTCATAGGAATGGAACAGACCAAGAACTTGACCATTTTCACAAAATTATGGACTGGAATATCAGATATTGGATCCACTATCAGTGGCATATACCATGGTGTTGCATCTGCGATAGGACATTTCTTGAATTTCATCATAAAGTTGGTCATTGGATTTACCGTTGGAACAATAATGTTATATATATCATGGATCATAATCAGGAAGCTCATATTAAAACAGAAAAACAGAAAGCCAGAGCAAGACCAGGAAATGATGGATGTGGCTCCGATACACAGGTCCGGGGGTCTGACACAGCCTATATTGAGGAGAAAAGGAATATCTATGGATGACATGTGATGAAGGTCCATCGAGCAGAAAATAAGAGCCCTTACAATATGTGTCCCACTACAATGAACAATGTAGTTGAGTGGCGGAAGGAACAGTGTATGATATGTAGTACTCGAATAATTAATTATTTAAATAAAACATCAACCATCATGGATCCAGAAATCTATGATTCAATTCTGCAAGATTGGGAAAATGAAGGAGACTCAGCTGTTGAAAGAACTCCATCAGTGAGACTTAAGTCAGCATTGAAGACTCTTCCCGATTATTTGAAGAATAAGACAGCAAAGAGAAGATATGAGGCTGTGACAGAGGTAGTCAGACCGAAGGCCCTTGACGACTCAACCATAGTGTTGGGCAAGATATGGGACAAGGCAAAGTCTGAACATGTCGGGAAGTTCTATCACTTCGTTGAATCCACTTTCCCCTCATATGACCGAGGCCTTGTTGAGATTTTCCGAGCAGAAATCCAGATCCTATGTGGAAATACACAAGGGAGTAACTGTGATGTCACTTTGAACTCAGTAATATACGGAGAATTGAAAAATATAGCACCCAATTTGCTCCCTCTCTATCTGTTTTTCTCTTTTCTTGTGACTATCTCATGGGGGACATACACCAACACAACAAGGTATGCTTGGCCAGTCATAAAAGAGTCTATCGGAATTTTATGGGCTGAATATGATGAGAAATTCAAGGTTGGAATATACGATATGTGGGCACTGTTACAAGCAAAATATCATGCACCTATAATCATCCATCGGGATCATCTGCTCAATATAACTGATAAGTTGGGGGAGCGATTGAATTGTTTTATATTCTCTAGTATATCAAACCAAGTTCAAGATATGCTCTCTGTGTCAATGAATTGTCTTGACAGAGTGATGGCATGGGGAGATACTGTCATCAAAAACCACGGTTCTGCAGGGTTCCAGTTATTATCGAATTATGAACCACTTGTTGTCGGAGTATTACTATCTAGAGGGGATGACAGGCTATGGGATACAACCAGATTCTTAACGAATGTGATTAGTGATATTAAAGAAGAGCTCTCATGGGCAGTGTTCTATGTTGATGAGCTATTAGAACTATTATCTGGATTATCCATAGATCAACTGTGCGACATTCATGGACTATACAGGATTTGGGGGCATCCTGAGGTACAACTAAAGCAGGGACTAGAAAAGATGTTCAAAATCTCAATGGCTGATAAGGTCATAGATCAAGAAAATATTAATATATCTGGAAGAATGTTCAAAGAATTGTTCTTCAGGAATTACAAGAAGATCCACAAGCATTATCCCAATTTTACTTTCAACGTAATTGATGAAAGCGAGTTGAATGAGTTACTCTTGACAGATTATGTAATGAAATGTCTCAATGATAATCAAGAGATAAGAATTGATGAGGCAAGATATGAATTAAATTCATGGGACAGAGTCTCAATTTTGAAAAATTTTGAGATTCCGTATTCATGGAACTTGGCGCACAATATAAAAGACAAGGCTGTGTCTCCAGACAGAGAAGAACTAAAAACATCTGTCAGAAGGGGATTGGGAGCCATATGGCAAGATGCTCGGAGAACTGTATTAAAATGGTTGAATCTCAACATCCTCTCTATGAGGGATTTTTTATCCAACATTGATCGATTCGGAATGGATGTTAAACACTTGATTATTGGTCTATATGCCAAAGAACGAGAGTTAAAATATTACCCAAGGTTCTTCTCCTTGATGTCATTTTATCTGCGATTATATGTTGTGTCAACTGAGCAGTTGATATCAGATAACCTTTTACAGTACTTCCCTCAGATAACAATGACATCTGACCTATTATCTATGACCAAGAAGATACTGAAACTTAGTGGTAAAATGAAGGAGAAAGACGATGACTTCAACACAAATGAAACAAGGAAGAAGGAAGTTTCATATTCTATTAACATTGACTTTAAAAAGTGGAATCAACAGATGAGATATGAGATAACAGAACCTGTATTCACTCAGATAGATGCCACATTTGGTTTCACCAATGTTATTCGAAGGACCCATCAATTCTTCCAAGGGTGTTATGTGTATCTTTGCTCAGGAGAATATACCCCAGAAATTTCAGGCGATAGCTTCATACTAGAACCTCCCTGGTCTTGGACCAATGACGGATCTGGAAAAGAGGGTCTTAGACAGAAGGGATGGACCATAATGACTGTCTGTATGATTGAGTATGTGATGAGACAACACGCAGCACGGTCACAGCTGATAGGGGGCGGGGACAACCAAGTACTTGTTGTGACATTGGAGACAGAATCATTAAACAATGACGGGACCATAACAAATGAGGGAAAGAGAGAGTTAAAGGAAAGGATGGAAAAGATACTGAAAGATCTCGACTCTTTCTTCACATCGGTCGGGCTGCCTCTTAAAATAAATGAGACCTGGGTAAGCTCTGAGTTATTTATGTACAACAAGATCATGTGTTACAGAGGAAGAACATTGAGAAGCTGTCTCAAGACTGCATCAAGGTCGTTCCCTTTCTCCGATGATGCAGCCACAACTCTACATGGAATCATGTCAACATTGGGCACCAGCGTCAAGTCACTGTGTTCCAAAGACTTCTCTCACCTTCCAGCATATGTGTTCTCAAGATGGCTTGTACTAATTGCTTCATACCTAGTCTTTTACTTTCACCCGTTGATCCCAGGGGGCATCAACAACCTGCCGTCAATTCAGTCTCGTTATGGAAATATGGGGAGCTTTGTGAAGATGCAAGTCCAGCGATCAAATATGACTATCAAGAAACTCATTACTCGATGTTTATTCTATTTCAGAATATTCGGAGGATATGGTATTGGTGTGCCGAGTGACTGGGTTATGAGAGGATTCCCAGATCCGCTGACAAGTGCAATAGCCTGGATTAATAGATGTCTTTCTTTAATCTCAGGGACCAACCCTTACAGGGACGAATTGACAAGTTTCATATCTATGAGCACAAAGCCTGGAGATCCCTCATACCTGCACCTTATTAGTGATCCTGTATCAATCAACCATGATGGCCCGATCCATGGGTTGGCCAGGTTAAGGGAAGAGGCAGAAAAGGCAATTGTAGAATCACCTCTCGTCAAAAACCATAATTTGAAAGAAATTGCAAAAGTATGTTACTCCCAAAATTCACAATCTCTTCTGAACGCCATGTGCTCATCAAATGTACTAGAACCTAAATTCCTCCACGATATATTTAGCGCTACATTGTATGGATATTTCAATAGCATTGTTAGCAGGGTGGATAAATCTGCTACAATCACCAGATTAAACAAGAAGGCAAACGTGATGGAAGCATTACGCATCACTGAAATTGAATATATCCTATACTCACTAGAAAGGAGTTCTCACCACTACGACATGAAACCAGCAACATGCTCTAGGATTACTGCAGAGATATATCGCTCTACATCATGGAAAAAACCAATAGTGGGAGTCACAGTCCCAAGTCCAGTGGAAGTGTTTTCAACGATAAGAGAATCATGGCATACTGAATGTGATGAAAATTATGTTTTGTTGAATGTTATGGAGAAGCCCAATAAAGAAAGACCATACGGACCACTGGAACCTTACTTAGGGTCCTTTACAGATGAGAAGTTTAAATTATCCCCTCTGGCAAATGCATTTGGAGAAGAGTCTCTGTTGAACAAAGCAATCCATATACAGAAACTGAGATATTGGAGATATAATAAAGGAACTGACCTCTTCAATCTTATCGAAACAATACTAAAAAGCGAATGTGACTTAGATCCTGATAGTGTGTTCATCCTCCATTCATCATCCAGCTCTGCCACACATAGATACTCAGGAGAGGTGTTAGCTCACGGTGCCATAATGAATGCAAATCCGGACGCTTATCGCTATTTTGCAATGACAACCAGCACTCTACAAAAGAGGTCAAAGGGAGGACGGAACGACATGATTCACTTTCAGGGGAGTCTGTTGTGGATCTCCAGCATGATGGTGAATAAAGCAACAATAGCAGAGATAGAGAGTGGGACATATCACTTCCATGAGGAATGTGACACTTGCATTTATCCTCTATATGAAGTGTTGGATGAAGACACTACACTCAATACAGTTCCTAATGTGCCGATTATGAAAGACAACACACTTGCCTATGTACCTTCAAACATGATTCAGATATCATATGCTGATGAAGTGCTAATCAAGAAATACCGATCACTTAGATGTCAGATTGCAGACCCTCAAGTTGCAGTCAAGGAGGAGCTAATATATGATGCTATATCACAAGTGCTCTTTGTACTTTTAACAGGAAAGAGAGTATTGACAGGGTCACAAGTAAACAAGCTGTTCAGCAAGATAAAACCTGATATGGTATTTGGGAAACTCAAAACACTCTTGAATTTGCATGAGGAGTTTCTAAAGAATCGGGGTACAATCAAGTGGGGAAAACTGGATCCCATCCTCAGTAATGTAAACATCATTGACATGATCAAGAGACTAGGACTTAGTGTCCCAAGAAAACATCTACACAAAAAAGGAATCTCATGTAGCCTATTGGTCCCGCAGATTATGATGAAAGTCAATCCTGAAGACTTGGGCTATCTTACAACTCTTGATATCGACCCTTGGATTATTATTGCAGCGAGGTGCTATTTAAAAGACCCTGCTTTGAGGACCTGTGAAGAATGCAAGAAATCTCTGTTGAGCCTCTTTGTATCCAATCTTGAGTTCTGTGATTTGGAGTACTCCTGCGAATTTCACACTGCAAGGAAAATCCCCCAACTGGTATTTGTCCCTACAGATGCCTACTCAATATCAAAAGAAGGTACATATTCTTTATCTAATGGAGGGAATGAGAAGACAACCACTAGGGTCACTGCAAATGCACTGAAGGTGATTCCCAGGGTGAAGGTGCCAATTCCTATTACTCTGCCTCCGTATTCCTGCATGAGAGAGATCATCTCAGGATCGGATATTTGTTCTCTGGCATATATGATGTTGTGGTTGATGTCGAAATCCGAAGCAAATTCTCAGATCCTAATTCTCACAGAGGCAGACTGGAACATATTATTCATGCTAATACATATAGCCAAAGTGACAAGAATAGAGATCAGGATTGTCACCAAGCTCTCTCAGAACTCCACTACAGGATCTGAATTCTCAAACCTTGTGGGATTTAGGGATGGCCTAAGAGAAGAGGACAAGAGGTTCATAATCATTGATGAACCACAAGAGCATACTCTGAGAGATGGAAACTGTATACAGGTGGTTACCTATCAAACGGGGCAGGTATATGATACAAAATACATTGCTTTTCCATCAACTAGCATACTGTGTTTTGGGAAAGTCCAAGGGATGATACTCACACGGAGAGAATTATATTATCCATCGGTCCAAATTGACAGATCGAACTGGTCCATTGCAGAGAGATCAACCAATGAGGGGTGTGATATCACAGTTCTTCATAATATGAGGCATCATTTCATGAAAATAAAGAAAGTCAATCTACAGAAAGCTCTAATTGAAGAAATGTTAGATTCATCGATCTATCCTATCAGATCCCATAATGCTATGGCCAGGGGCTTACCCGAAATTGAACAATACAAGCTACCAGTATCAAGACTTCAGCTTATCTACAACGTACAAGTATTAATGAAACATCTGGACAATATGCCGATGAAGTGGAGAAGAACCGTGGAGGGGGTTTGGAAGTATCACTGTCATGCATTCATCATAATGCTTGCATTAAGTCTGCCACCTTTCAAGAGCGGAAGGTTGCTGAAGGGGTTGCAGGAGTATAGGTATGATCAATTGACCAAGACATTGATCCTTAAGCGGAGAAATGTGTCCAATGCTCTTCTTTGTGATACATTTCAATATTTCCTGGAAGATTGCGGAAGATTCAGAGTGCCCATTAAGATCACCGGGTATAACAAAATATTCCTTGTGGAGGTTGATGAATCACTCAAGGGGATTCATGTTATTTGATGGAGGTGGGTGGACTGTGGGGTGCGTGCTGGTTGGTGCTCGATTGTGCTGTTGGATGGGGGTGGCGGGGGAGAGGGGCCGTGTTGGGCTGTTGACTGTTGTTGGGCCCCGAGTACATGTCAGATTTAACAAAAACATCTATTTCTCGACGACGCCCAATTGACGGGTGTTGTGTATGGTGGGACTCGTAGCACGACGCTCCCTTTTACCAGGCCTAACTTTGATTGACTTTAGGGAAATTCCCCCATCATCCGAGTTGTGATGCGTCATTTTTTTGCCTGTGT